ACGGCGAGCGGCCCGACGGCCTGAGTGAGACCTTCGGCGTCAACACCGGCAGCGGTGGCCTGCACCTGTACTACAGCGTGCCCGAGGGTGTGGACATCCCGAAGGCCAACAAAGTCGGACACGTGGCCCCCGGCGTCGACATCCGGTATACCGGCGGGCAGGTCGTTTATCCGCCGTCTGTCCATCCAGATACCGGCGCAGAATACGAAGTCATCGACAGCGATGCAGCAGTAGCGGAGGTGCCCATGTGGGTCGTGGCTAGCCTCCTGACCCCGAAACAGGACGCAGCACCGGCATTCGTAGCGCCCGCACTGCCTGCCAGTGGCCCTGTGGGCGGGCACCCACCGCAATACATCGCGGCGGCGCTGGCTGGCGCAGCAAAAGACGTTTCAGCCGCCCCGCAGGGCACAGGCAATTCCATTCTGAATAAGAAATCATACGCCCTTGCAGGCCTGGGCATCGACGAAGCAACAATTATGGCGCACCTGCTGCCCGCTGCCTGCGGGGGTGGGAGGCGCTCAGAGCACGAAGCCCGCAAAACAATCATGTCGGGATTCAGCAAGGGCCGCGAAAATCTGCGGCCCGTCACACAGGCACCGGCAGCACCAGCCACGCCAGCTGCGCCAGTCTCACCCGTACCCGGTACAATTCCGGCGGCAGGCAACGACGTAGACTGTGCGAGTCCGCGCAGGCTGGCAGACAAATATCTATTCGACGTACACGCGGCAGGGACCTGTAAATACTATCGCGGCGCGTGGTACCTGTATCGCGGCGGCGTTTTCCGAAGTGTCGAGTCAGATGCCATAATGAGGGGCATCCTGTCGGAGACCATGCAGGATTGGACCTATTTCGACAATAACGGAAACCCCAAACAAATCAGGGACGCCCTGAAAAACAGCCTGCTGAACGATACCATGGGTCAGATGATACGGCCATCATCCACGGTCGTTGACCCGGTATGCAGCCCGCCGGTCTGGTTGACGTCTTCCCCTGAGTACCCGGCTAACGACTACATCGTGGTCAAAAACGGCCTGCTTCATCTGCCAAGCCGGACGCTACAGGCCCACAGCCCTGAGTATTTCTGCACCTCACTGCTGCCCGTGGAGTACGACCCCGGCGCGGAATCGCCGGAGGCGTGGATAGACTTCCTATCCGTCATATGGCCCGGCGACGATGGCGTTGCCTGCGCCCACCTCCTCGCGGAGTGGATGGGCTACGTGATATCGAACAGCATGGCCCACCACAAAATGCTCTGGCTCATCGGCCCGCCGCGTTCCGGCAAGGGCACAATCGCCCGTATCTTGCGGAATCTGATAGCCCCAGGAGACAGCTGCGCGCCGACCCTGTGCAGCCTGTCGGACCCTCGCGGGGCCACCTGCATGATTGACAAGCAGTCGGCCATCATCGGCGACGCACGGCTGGACGACCGGAACAACAACAAAGCAGCAATCACGGAGCGGCTATTATCCGTATCCGGCGGCGACCAGCAGACGATTCCGCGTAAGTATCTTGCGGACTGGAACGGGGAGCTGACGGTCAAAATTACGCTGCTGTCCAACGAGCCGCCGAATCTGACGGACGCCAGCGGGGCACTCGCCAGCCGCCTGCTCATGCTCAGAATGACGGAATCATTCGTAGGCAGGGAGGACCTGACGCTTGCCGACCGGCTGGAAAACGAGCTTCCCGGCATCCTGAACTGGTGTATTGACGGACTCACCCGGCTGCGGCTTCGCGGCAAGTTTACGGAGCCTGAATCCAGCAAGGCGTTATCCCGTAGTTTCAGGGCCATGAGCAGCCCATTGAGTAGCTTTGTAGAGGACCGCTGCATAGTCAGTCCTGCGGAGTACGTGACGAAGAACGACATCTACGAGGACTACCAGAAATGGTGCGAGGAGGAAGGCATTTCGCACCCAATGGGCAAGCCGAAATTTGGCTACTCGTTGCAGTCAGTCGTACCTAAAATAGGCACACGGCAGGCGACCTGCGCAGGCCGCAGGCAGTGGCAATATACAGGCATCAGGCTCAAATCTGGCCAAGCAAAATTCAGGACGTTTTGAACACATGTGTTCAACGGTAAGCAGAAAACAGGTCAGCTGCACAGGCTGCACAGGCACTGCACAGGTAGTGCCTGTGCAGGAGCGTTCCAAAATGGAACCGGTTTGTATGCTTTATGTGTCGGTTTGTATACTGTTCTTGTCACCTGCACAGGCTGCACAGGATGATCTCAGAAATATTAAAAACATAGTTAATAGGTGTATTACATTATATAAGGGATTAGCCTGTGCAGCCTGTGCAGGTACCCCGAAAAAAAGCATCTAAGTGGTTGGAGTTATTGGATTTGCAGCCTGCACAGGTAAAAAAATCAGCCTGTGCAGTTGCGGAAAGTGAGGAAATCAATTATGCAGCACGAAACAGTCGAGGCAATTGAGGAGAGAATCCCGCATGCAACAGCGGAACACGGCGAGGCCAGCAGGGACGATATTGCTGTCAACGCGGCCCGGTCTGAACTGCTGGAAATCGAGCACGCAGGACTGGCGAATGAAGGGCCCGAGCGGACGTACCGCGAATGGATTGACCTTGCCGTTGTCGCCATCCGCAGAGCCGAGTACATCGCCGCTGAGCTGGTGGGTGATACTCAGGCGGATGAGCAGTGGCAACCCCAGCCTCTGCCGCGTCATGCCTGCCAGGGCTGCGCCGCCATGATTCCAGGCGAGCAGGAATTCTGCGGGAACTGCGGAGGCACGGTGTCATGACGCGAACCTGCAAACGATGCGAGAGCCATATACCAGAGGGAGCCAATCACAGGCGGCTGTACTGCACGGAAGAATGCAGGCAGAAGGCCATCAATGAAAGGCGCAACCCATCATTGCCCAAATATTGCCTTTGGTGTGGCAATGCAACAGGCACAAATTTGACTTACTGTTGTACGGAACATGCGCAATTACTCAACCAGGAGCGCGAGGAGGAAGGCTCCAGATGTGCTAAGGCGCTACAGGCACTCAGGAGGAAGCACCAAGCAGAGGACAGGCAGAAAATGGCATACAAGCGATTCTGGGACGATTCTAGCGGATGCTGGGTGACGGAAAGGAAGGCATGATGCGAGCGAGAGAATCAATGCCCGGTGGAAAATTTTACGGCATCATTGGAAAATACAACAGAGACCCCATCTTGCTGGGCATGTACTACCGAGACAACCATACAACTAACTGTGGAATGAGAATCAAGGATAGCAGTGCGGGAAATGTTGATTGGGTAAGGGAGATTAACGAAAACACCGTCAGTATTGATTCCGTTGCGAGTGAATTGGTGGACACATCACCTTCTCCAGCAGAGATGGCTAGAGAAACAAACTCACAGGAATACCTGAAGGAGCGCACTTACAGCGTTCTAGCATCGCTCACAGATCGGGAAGATAAAGTGATACGGCTGCGATTCGGGATAGGCGATGGTTACATCAGAACCTACGACGAAATAGGCGCAATGTTTAACGTAACACGCGAACGCATCAGACAGATAGAGAATAAGGCATTACGCAAGATGCGCCACCCCGCGCGCGCCCATGAACTACTAAGCACAGCTCAGATATGTGGATTTTCTTTAGCCAAAGAAGCAAAGACAAACAAAGCAGAACACACGCGATTCTGGGACGATTCTAGCGGCCTATGGATTACAATGGAGGCAAATCAATGCCAGTCAGACCAAAAAGATTCAAGCTCAATGTGGGCAAGCCAAGACGCGAACGCAGACGACCATCGGCATCAGCCCGAGGCTACGACAGAAACCATAGACGGCTGGCAGCACTTCAACTGATGCGGCAACCAATTTGCGAGGCGGATGGATGTAACGAGCCAGCAACGGACGCAGACCACATAGAGCGGATAAGCGATGGCGGCCCCAGGCTTGACTCAGGGAACCTTCAAAGCCTATGCCATTCTTGCCACAGCAGGAAGACCGCACACGAGGGCAGACGGGGCGATAGTGTAAAATAGAGATACCCAGAGGGGTAGGGGGTAAATTCCTCAGAGACCCAAATATGTAGACCGCGTTTTCAAGTGATCTTTTTGTTTGCACGGGATAAAGCTCGATTTAGGTACAAAATCAAAAAAAATGAAAGGGCGGAAATGAAGCCGGGACCGAAGAAGACACCGACCGCAGATCTCACGAGTTGGCGAGCCAACATGGCAGAGAGAAAAAACGAGGCGAAGGTAGAGCCACTACGAGAGGCACCAGAAGCCCCGGTATGGTTGGATGCCGGGGCTATGATTTTCTGGAACGAGATCGCACCCGTGATATTTCGGGAATGCATCGTCACTGCTCTGGATGTTCCCGCTATCGGGATGCTTTGCAAGCGGTTTGCCGAGGCTGCGAAGTATGAACGGCTATACAAGGATCGGGAATTGATACCGACCGCAGACAGCGAGAAAGCTAACCCGCTCATCAAGGCCCGCAATGACGCACTCACCGAGGCACGGCGGTACATGGTCGAATTAGGCATGACGCCATCTGCGCGCATTGGACTCCCGAGCGCAGACAAAAAGGCGGGCAAGGTCATTGACGCAGGCGGAGATTTTGCAAAGGGATGACCGATTCCCTGAAAAATTTGATTTGCAGCTTGCCGGGCTTTGACCCGTTTCGAGACTCCGAGGGGTATCGATTCGACGAGGAGCTGGCCCTTGAAACCATAATGTTTTGGGAAAAGTATATTACCCACATTGAGGGAGAAGGTATCGAGGGACAGCCGTATCTTTTGCAGAACCACGAGGCTGCTATCATTGCGAATATATTTGGATGGGTGAGTATCAAGACCGGGTATCGTCGATTTCGCGAGTGCTTCTACTACGTGCCCCGGAAGAATTCTAAGACCACGTTTGCCGCTGGCCTTATGGTCGTCATCATGTGCCGAGATAAAGCATGGCGCATGCAGCTATATAGCGGGGCGGCTGACGCGGACCAAGCAGCAATCATTTACAACATAATGGTCGCCATGATTGAGGGAAACCCCGAGCTGTCTGCGCGGTTCAAGATTTCGCGCAGCCCACTAAAGATTACCCTCCGCAAAGACCAAAGCTCTTTTCGTCCATTGTCGTCAGTGGCACGAACAAAGCACGGGAAGAACGCCCATGCGGTTTGCTACGACGAGACCCATGCGTTTCAAAATGAGGAATTGATAGAGGCCCTTCACACCTCTATGGCGATGCGGCGGCAAGGGCTGGAAATCCACACCACCACGGCAGACCATATCCGGGAAAGCGTGTGCAATCGGCGGTACGATTATGCGTCACGTGTAAGGGACGGCGTAATCAGGGACCCGAGAATGCTGCCCGTGATTTACGAGGTGCCCGAAGCCGTCACAAAGACAGCCCCGGACTACTGGAAGAAGGAAAAGTACTGGCGGATGGCGAACCCGCTCTACGGTCAGACGGTGCAAGCTGACTACTTCGAGTCGGAAGTGAAGCAGGCGGAAATCGACCCACATAAGCTGGCAAGTTTTCTGCGGCTCCACCTGAACGTGAGGACGCAGAAATTCGACCGTATGATCGACATGGTCAAGTGGTCACTGAACGACGGCGACTATTCCAAGGCCGATTTTCTGGGACAAACGGCGGTCGGGGCTGCTCTGGATTTGGGCATGACCAGTGATTTGTGCTCACTTTGCCTGCTATTCGGCAATAGCTCTGAGGGGTTCAAGGCCATCTGGTGGCACTGGATTCCAGAAAAAGCGGCCACGGCCTACGAAAAAAGCCACGGGTTACCCTTCAAAGACTGGGAAAAAGAGGGTGTCGTCACCATTACGCCGGGTGATGAAATCGATTACGACCGTATTTTGCTCGAATTAGCAGGCCCGGAACCCGGCGAACGGGACTCAAAGAAGGCGAAGGTCAAGGGAATTGGGCAACAGTACGTAATAAGCATACCCAAAAAAGGCAAGCGCCCCGAGAAAGGGCTTGCCGTTGACCGGCTCTTCCAGGGTGCCTGGTTGGCGCAGCAACTCATTAAGCGGGGGTGGGTGGTCGAGGAATTTGGGCAGGGCTTCGCCAGCATGGCGGCACCCGTTCAAGATTTCCTTCACTTCCTCGCCAGAGGTCTATGGGGTCACGGCAACAACCCGATAATGAGATGGCAGGCGGGACATGTGGTCGCAGAAACCAACAGCACCGAAGACAAGAAGCCGTCAAAGAAGCAATCAGAGGACAAGATTGACGGCATCGTCACGGCAATTATGGCGACAGGTATGGCGATGCGTACCGAGCTTGCGATGGGTCATGCCTACGAAGACCGGGGACTTCGCGTATTGTCTGCACCCGACGAGGCCATGATACCGAAGCGGGGCGCAAAACGGCACCCGGTGAAGCTATCTGCGGAGGATCACGAATGGCTGGAAGGTGCCAGCGCGGACGGCGAATTGTACGGCGCAAGATTCGAGCAGGTATTTCAACGTCTCGGGCTATCCACATGGAACTATGTTGTGGACGTACAGAGCGGCCAAGGATGTTATCTGGCATGGCGTATGGAGGATTTAAGAAGACCGAGCAACGCAATTGATGTGGATGCGGATATACTGGATTCTGTACCCATGGTTAAGAACGTGCGGATCGTCCGCATTGGATAACGCAAGGAAGTAAGAAATGAGCAACAAATATATACGCAGAATAAACGGCACGGACAACACAGCGGCCAACGTGGACGTGTATGCAGTGCTGGAGGCCTTCGGCGTCCATTGCTCGGCACGGCAGCACGCCGTCAAGAAGCTGCTTTGTAGTGGCATTCGCGGCAAGGGCGACACGCTGCAAGACCTCACGGAGGCGGGCAAGTCTATCGACCGGGCCATCGAAATGGAGAAGCTGCGAACGGGGGGGCGGCTAGAGCGGCTGCGTGAGGCGGCGCGGATGTCGGAGTTCGGACGATGACTGAGGCAGAAGCGACACGCGGCTGGAGTCGATGCCAGTACGGCGCATAGAGGTTTTTTGTGTGAGAAAGGAATCTATATGCAATGTCCGGAATGCGGAAACCCGCGAACATTTGTAGACACGACCCGGCAATTCACACCAGTAGACGACCTGCCGTATATATCGCGGGACCGGCGCTGCCCTGAATGCAGGTACAGATTCACCACGCAAGAGGTATGGACAGATCTACGCATGAACAAAGAAACAGGCGCATTGATCCATAGTAAATAATTCCTCCACATATGGAGGAATCTTAGATGCCGTCATAAAATACAGTCCTTGGGAACGTGTGGTATGCCGGGTGAAGTGGTTTCTCTCCCTACTTCGCCCGGCGCGCCGCTAACTCGTGGGTCTGTATTTGTTCGGATTATTTGAAAAATCAAAGCCTCGGCAAAAGGCTGTCACGATCACAACTACCCGTGATCTGATTAATCAGAATCCCAGCATACGGCAGCAGGCGACGCCACAAAACGCCATGCAGCTAGCCACGGTATTCTCGTGTGTCCGGGTCCGGGGCGAGACATTCGCGCAACTATCCCCTAAAGTCTTCGAGCGCATGCCAGACGGGTCACGGGAAGATCGCCCTGACCACTGGCTGTCAAAACGACTCAAGACCTCCCCCGGCTTCGGTTATTCCCCCTTCGATTTTGGCGAGCGCATGTCAAACGACCTCGATTTGTGGGGAAATTTCTACGCGTATCGAGTATGGAGTGGCGATGAGGTCGTGGACTATATACCCTTGGAGCCTGCCGACGTACAGGTTAAGCGGAACCTAACGACACTCAAGCTGGAATACACAGTACCAAGCATGACATTTAAGCACCTTGGCACCCTCACACAGCGCGAAATCCTACACGTAAAGCGCATGTCAAGAGACGGAATCAAGGGAATCACACCCATCGAGCAATGCCGTTCGACCATGAACCTGTCTCTTGATATTGACCAGCATGGATCGACCGTTTTTCGGAACGGTGCACGGCCATCAGCCGTAATGGAATTTCCAGAGGCTCTTGACGATGAGCAGCACGAGCGACTACAGCGTGATCTCGATACCAACTGGAACGGAGCCAAAGCCAACAGGACATTAATCCTGGAGAGCGGCGGCAAAATGAGCCCGCTTGCCATGGGAAACAGGGACGCTCAATTCCTGGAGTCGCGCAAATTTCAACGCACCGAGATCTGCGGTATGTATCGCGTGCCTCCCCACCTAATCGCAGACTTGGAACGCAGCACCAACAACAATATTGAGCAACAGTCTCTCGAATTCGTGATGTATGGCGTGCTCCCCGACGCTCGGCGCGTTGAAAGTATCTTCAATTCCATAGAGCTTGCCGGGTCTAATTTTTTCATGGAGTACCAAATCGAAAGCCTGATTCGTGGCGACTTCGAGGGCAGGATGAAGGGCTATCAGTTGGCAATCCAATCTGGACTCATGACCCCAAATTTCGTATGCCAGAAAGAGAACTGGCCGACCGACCCGGAAAACGGAGACAAGCGGCTCATGATGGTAAATGTGGCGAGTCTGGAAAAGGCCGTCACTATGCCAGCTGAAGGAGCAACCAACTAATGGAACGCAAGCGTTTCGATTTTGAAATCAAAGCCATAGACGAGGCGGGCCGTTTTGAGGGCTGGGCTTCGGTCTACGGCAACAAAGACCATGGCGGCGACGTAGTGCTACCCGGTGCCTTTGACGAGTCTTTAGCCAACTGGCAAGGCGCAGGTCGCAAGGTTCCAATCCTGCACAACCACGATCACAGCGACATTCGCGGCGTCTGGGAAGTCTTGGAAAGCCGTGACAAAGGACTGTGGGGACAAGGTCAGCTAAACCTCGACATAGAGGCGGGGCGGGACTCTCGCGCACTCATGAAGCAAGGGGCAATCAGCGGTCTCTCGATTGGCTACAACATCGAAGACGGCGGAATTTCCTACGACGAAGAAAAACAAACCTACCTGCTTAGCAAGCTGAATCTTTGGGAGGTGTCCATCGTGACGTTCCCCATGAATGACCTTGCACGGGTGGAAGTTGTGAAGTCGAAAAACGAGCGACGGACTGTTCCGACCGTTCGAGAAATTGAACGAGCGCTACGAGATCAAGGGTTTACGTCTTCGCAATCAAAGCAGATCGCGAAGGTGGCAAGCGGGACGCTGTCACAAGGCGAAGAACCCAGCCGGGAAGGCGATACAGAAGTGCTTTTGGGAGCGGTCGAAGGACTGCTGAAACAAATGGCAATCAATTAAAGGAGCTGACAATGTCGGCAGAATTCAAAAACGTAAACGAGGCCATCGAAAAGATTGGCGGCGCTTTTGAGGAATTCAAAAGCAACATGACGGACCGTATCAAGGCCGTTGAAAGCAAGGGCCATGTGGATCCCTTGCTGGAAGAAAAGCTCAACAGAATCACCGAAGACCTCGCCAAGAGCGACGCGGCAAAGGACCTTCTAGACGAGCAGAAAAAGAGCCTCGACGAACTCAAGGCCCGCACGGCTGAGATGGAAGAAAAGCTGAACCGCCCAATACTCACCGAAGGCGGAAAAAGCATCGTACCTGCGGAAGTACTCGCCAAGCGTAACGAATTTTTGCGCACCGGCAACGACGCCATCCGCCACGAAGTCAATGAACAGATGGCGTCACTGGCCCAGGGTAAGTCACTTAACATGACGGTATCTGAGGATGGCGCGGTATTCTGGGAAACCATGAAAGATTCTGCCATCCTGCAACTTGTTCGCGAACAATCGCCCATTCGGCAGATTGCGACCGTCAAGAGCATCGGCGGTCCTGCCTACGAATTGCGCAAGAAAACCGGCGCAAGCACGGGGGGATGGGTTGGAGAACGCGAAGCACGGGCAGAAACCACTTCCCCGACCTTCGGCAAACAGGTCATCAACGTCCACGAGATCTATGCTGAACCGTGGGCCACTCAGACTATGCTGGACGATGCCGACTTCGACATTGAAGCGGATCTCAACGAGGACATCGCGGAGACTTTCGCCATCGAAGAAGGCACAGCCTTCGTGACTGGCAACGGCGAGAAAAAACCCCGTGGCTTTCTAACCTACGGCGTAAGCACGAGCCCCACCAGCGAGCAGATGGAGTATATCCCCTCTGGAGCCTCTGGCGCATTCGTTGCCAGCGGTGGTCATGTCGTATTCGACACCGTGATTGGGACCCTGAAAGACGCCTATCACGACGGCGCTGTATGGGTCATGAAGCGACCCACGCTTGCAAGCATCATGAAAATGATGGACGAAAACAAGCAGTTTGTCTGGCAGCCCAGTTTGCAGGCAGGCACACCCAGTACAATTCGCGGCTTTGCTGTGAAGCAGGCAGACGCAATGCCGACGCTTGCGGCTAACAGCCTCTCGGTGGCCTTCGGTAACTTCATGAAGGGCTACTACATCGTAGACCGTCAAGGCGTTCGTCTGGTGCGAGACCCCTACACGACCAAGCCTTACGTGAAGTTTTACACCACGGCACGAATGGGTGGCGACGTTGTACGACATGAGGCCATCAAGGTCATAAAGTTCGCCACTTCCTAATTGACTTAATCTTAACCACAGCCAGCCCCGAAAGGGGCTGGCGCGGAGATACTAAAATGCGAGATATTGACTCCACTTTGGTGGCAGTAAAGGGCATCACGCCCCAGGTTGTTAATACCGGCGGCGGTGCCGTCAACACGGGCAACGTTGACCTTCGCGGGTACGACGGCGCTTTGGTTGTGTTCTCCATCGGCGCGAACGGTGGCGACACCCTGAGCGGCACCAATAAGTTCACCGTCCTGGCACAGGATGCCAGCGACGCGGGCAGCGACACGCCCGGCGACTATGCGGCGGTTGACGCTGATGATGTTGTGGGTGTGACGCCTGCAAGCGGCATCGTGTACACCATTGACGACGCAGCCGAAGACGACATGGTTTATCAGTTCGCCTATGTCGGAGGCAACCGATTCCTGAAAGTCACTGTAACGCCTAACGGCACACTGACCAACGGCAACCCGGTGTCGGTAAATATCATCAAGGGCTTACCACATCGAGTCCCTGCTGTCTAACTCTCCTGTTGTGGGGCGCTTCGCCGGGTAGCGCGTTAAAAATTACCCGGCAACTTTAAACCATTTTGATTCGGAGAATATTCCATGGCTGAAGCCACTTATATTTGTCGCGAAGACTTCGACGGGGCCATTGACGGCATCCACGTAACGCGCTTCACTGCGGGCAGTATCTATGCCCTCCCTATCGACTTCGCTGCGGACCTCATCAACAGTGGCGTCATTGCCCCCTGCGCAGACGCAGAGAACAAAGACGATGACGACTACACCCACTACGTCGTAGCAAAAGACTTCGACCAGGAACGCGACGACGGCGGCACGGAGCGTTTTAAAGCAGGCCAAGAAATTGGCATGTCGGAGGCTGACGCGGTTGAACTGATTGAGCAGGGCTTAATTACCGCAAAGCAGACGACACCCAAACGCAAAGCAAAGCGCGGCGCACCGAAGAACAAGGCGCGATAAATGAGCCTCGTAATCACCACAGATCCGGCGGTTGAGCCAATATCAGTCGATGAAGCGAAGACACAAGCGAACGTGTATTTCGACGAAGACAACGATTTTATTGGCGCACTCATTACGGCTGCGCGTGAGGTCAGCGAGGCGGCAACGTGGCGGCAATTCATAACGGCATCATTCGCGCTCAGATTAAACGACTTTCCCTTGATTGACAAGATCGAGTTGCCCCGGCCTCCACTCCAATCCGTGGAATCGATTACATACACCGACACCGATGGAGCAGAGCAGACCCTTGCGACCTCTGTCTATACCGTGGACACGTACAACACACCGGGGCGTGTTCTGTTGAAATACGGGCAGGACTGGCCAGCAACACGGGGTGACCGTAATAACGTCGTGATTAATTTCACGGCTGGTTATGGCGACACGTCGGCAGCGGTTCCAGCCACAGCCAAACAGGCTATTTTGATGCGGACCGCGCACTGGTATCAACACCGGGAGCCAACGGTAGCGGCTACCATTGCTAATGTTCCAGAGGGGCCAAAATTCTTAGACAGCCGTCTTCGGTTCCGTCATCGATTCGACTGGGCAGATGGAGACATCGGAACATTATGAGCGGGACAGGAAAATACAGGCACAGATTCCTGATAGAAAAACGGGCCACGACACAAGACGCTGTCAGCGGGCAGGCGTCAGGCGCTTGGACCACTCACCTGGATTGCAGGGGCGAAGTATCAGAAGTGTCGACTATGGAATCACTCAAACAACAGATCCCAATAGGCGAAATCACCCACACAGTAAAGCTCCATTATCGCCCCGGCGTACTGAATGCGATGCGGGTATCTTGGGATGGCCGGATTCTCGGCATCGTCGGCGTTACGGCAGACCCCAGGAAGCGATTCCTAACGCTGAATTGCAAGGAGGCGGTATGAGTAGAGCACTTGTAAACGTAACCGGCGACCGGGAGCTAATCAAATCACTCCAAGCACTGGATCAAAAGGTGCGACGGCGATTAGTAAAACAGGCCATGAAAAAGGCGGTTGCTCCAATTGTGCAGGCCCAGAAGATGGGCGTTATGCCTGTCAGCCCGACGATTGCTGGCAGCATCGAGGCCAAGATTAAAACGCGCAATAAAGGCGCTTTTATGTCGGCTCAGATTGGGCCTAGCAACGACGCGGCGCACGTAGGCGTGACTACCTCCACGAACCCCGTGACAGGAATTACGACCAATCGACTACACAAGCCAGTCAACACGGCGCACCTTGTGGACGGCGGCGTGAAGCCTCACCAGATACGACTCCCGAAGATGAATATTACGATAGACCATCCCGGCACGAAAGCCACTCCTTTTGTGACTCCATCGCTAGATGACAACCGATATCTGGTGCAGGCCGTTTTTGACAATACACTGGTCAAGGGCATCGAGCGGGCAGCGCGTAAAGCGGCACGTATGGCTGCAAAGGCGTAGCAATGGCACTACTTAAACCAGAGGCAGCGATTAGAAAGCTACTGATAGACGACGCGACCCTCGGGGCTGCAATCTCAACCCGGCTATACCCTGGGGCAGCACCAGAAAAAGCGACATTTCCCCTCGGTATATACGAGCGGAGAAAAGGCACTTTTAACAGCAACATGACGGGACGCGGAACGCTACGAATGGCAGAGATAACACTGGCCTTTTACGCATGGGACTATTTAGAACTCGGCGCGATTTGTACAGCGGCAATCAACGTCATTGATGGATATAGAGGCGCGGTCACAATCGGCGCAGATAGCGTATATATCGACAGTGTTTTAGCTACAGAAGATTCAGAGAGTGTGTTAGACGTTCTGGACGATGACGGGTCGAGCGACCAATTACATTCGGCGGAACAGGTATTTCAAATAGCATGGGCCGATCCGGTTCCAGCATAGAAAGGTTACAACATGCCAGCAACAGCAAAGACCGGATTAGGAACCACGATCACATTCGTGACCTCGTCATTTACGGCCAAGATAATTGACATCGGCAACATCTTCAACGTGGCACGCGGTGAAATTGAGGCAAGCAACATGACCTCCACCGATTGGATGGAATACATCCCCCAAGACCTGGCAGACCCCGGCGATCTCTCGTTTACGATTGAATACGATGGCGACGTTGATCCCCCTGTCAATGCAGCGACCGAGGCCATCAATATTGACGTGGCAGGCGGCGGAACTGGCTACCTCGTCAAGGGCACGGGATTCGTTTCTGGATTCACAGCAACGGCACCACACAACGACAAAATGACGGCAGACATTACCGTAAAATGGTCCGGCGCTCTCGATTTTGCAGGGACGACATGATGAGCAGCTGCGCGATGACAGGTAATCCCGATGAAGTTGGGCCCGTCGTTAATCCTACTGCGCGACTCCTGACCAAAGAACTGATAGACGCACTGAATACAGATCGCGACATTGTCAGATTCTACGTTCCAACGTGGAAGGGTGATGTATTTATCAGAACAGTTGACGCGGGCGAATGGGACAGAATCGAGGCCATGTCTCAAAAGCTGTCAGACATTCCGGGCAGTGTGCCAGATTTCCGGGCACACTGCGTGCAATGTTTTCTGAGTGATGAAGACGGCAATTCGCTGTATACCAGAAAGCAGATCCCAATCATATCTGCCATGAATCAAAAGGCGGTCGATGAGATTTTCGAGGCGGGATTGAAGTTCAATTCTGCCCGCGAAGAGGACATAGAGAAGATCGTAAAAAACTACTAGACCGGCCCTTGCGAAAATTCATAGTTAAACTATCGATTCGCATGGGACGGTTTATACACGAAGTTGAAAAACTGCCAATAGCAGAACTGCTGGAGTATTTGGCGTATGACAGAATCGAGCCATTCGGAGACACACGCGGAGACCTGCAAGCTGGCATTGTCGCGGCTACGGTGGCGAACTCTGTGAGGACCAGGGGCAAGGCGGCGCAACCATCGGATTATATGCCGGACTTCACACCGAAGGCAGCACAGACACCAGAGCAGATGGCGATCATTCTGCAACAGTTCACACAATTGCATAATGCAAAGTTGAGGAAATAACAACATGGCGAAAGTCGGCAGATTACACGTACAGCTTACGGCAGGCGTTGCAGC